TTTTCGGTACTTTTCTTAATTTATTGTCTGTTGATAATAAATCTTATTCTCTTTTATATTTTCTTAGCATAATGGTAAGATAATATAATATTTTGTCACTGTTGATTCTTATTTTGTTGATTTGTTACTGACCATTTTATAATGTATTGAACTTTGTTACCATATATGGTAACAAATTAGATAGTAATTGGTGATTTGTTATTGAAATAAGTATTTCAAATATAAATTAACTGCTTTGTTACGTATTAAGGTGTGTATGATAATATAATTATCAATTAATAAACTCTATTATTCTATTGTGTTGATTTCGTTGAAACTGTCATCTAATACTACTGAACTTCCTATTTTCTTTATTATTAAATTTTGTTCCTGCATATTCGGGGGGATCTTATTCAAAGATTGAATTATCTTCATTATTTCCATCATATCTTTCTCAGGTACATCATTCTGATTTTTCACATATTCTACAACAGTTGTATTTGCTTCTTTTCGTACATTCTCAACCGCTTTTCCTACTATCTCTCCATTATCCTTTTTCCATTCTTTATCATATTTTACATAAAACTTAAATTTCTCTGGATCACTACAATGAATTGGTCTCTGTGCAAATTCTAGTTCTTGAAGATTTTTTACAATTATTGAACCTAATCCATTTGCATATCCTATTTGATTAGTTTTAAATAGATCATCCATACTTATCTGAAGATTTTTTACAAAACTATCTAATGGCATAGCATTTCCACAATTTTTATCCAGAAATAATTGGATTGTTATATTATTGTTTATTATATTATTCTGAGTTACTATTGTATTTTCTTTCTGATTTTGTTCTAATAATAAAACCTTTTTCTCTAATTCTGATAATTTCTCATCTGTTATTTTTCCTTTACATCTGGACTCATGTTTATAACAGCCTGACCTTGATTTATAGTACTTGTTACACCAAGAGCAATTATAATATTTTGCTACTTTTTTGCTACTTTTGCTACTTTTTTTACCACTACTCTGTGAGGCAAAGAAATTAATAAAATTTTTATTAGAAGCACTGGCAGTGTAGGAACATACGTCTTTTTTAGATGCTACATTTTTAGCGTTTCCAATGTTTCCATTGCTACTTTTTTGATGTTTACGTGTCAATAAATGTTTCTTATAATTATTCTTGCGTGACGTTATATAGTCACACGCCACACATCGGTATGTACGTGCTACTTTTTCAGTGTCACTAAATGTTTCCAATGTTTCCATTCTAAATTTCATTGATATTATAATTTTAAACCTTTTTCTTATTAAAATAGTGCCTTTTTTTCAGTACTACATAACATTCCTACATAAATTTTTAAAATTTTGTTGGAAGGTTATTAGAGCGTCCTTTAAAATTCAAAAAAAACACACTTTTTGATCCTTGTTTTGTATAAATCTCAATATTAACTATCAAAAACCCAAAAATTTTACAGGTATTGAAAACAGCTATAAAAGTTGATTTTATAGGACGACCCACATATTACTATAGACGTAGCATTTAATTTTATTTAGGAATTATCTAGTGAAAAATTGCAAAATGCTGTGTAATAAACCAAATTTCCTTTCATAATAATAAAAAATTATTTTATTATAAGTATAATAATGAGAAAATCTGTGATTTTTCATCTTAAAACTGGATTTAAAATTCCAATTACTATATCTGACAATAATACTATTTACCAAATTAAACAATATCTACATACTACTACTTTATCACATTTTCCTATAGAAACTATGAAATTTATATGTGAGGGCAAGATCCTCTCCAATAATGAGTATTTACCTTATAATTGTACAATTATTGCTCTTGATATTATACCTACTCAATCTAAAACTGATAGTACTTCTGAAACTTAATATATATAAAATCATTATGTTAATATATATTAAGTACTAAAATGTCTCATAATTTTACAAAAGGTGACTGCAAAGCCCTGCGTATATCTTTAATTCATACAACACCTGATTATAATTATGTATGTCTACATCTTATAAATGTAACGACATGTATCAAATTTGGATTAAAATTTAAGCTCTTCATAAATGTAGACACTCCAGATGTTATCATTCAAGAAATGCGTCGCGATGTTGATATAGTACTTACTAATCATGACAAATGCAAGAAATTACTAGATATCTATATTATTTGATATTCTCTCTATCCTTCCTTTTTTTATAATCAGCTTTTTCCCATTCTGTCAAATTTTTGTGTGGCATTGATATTAATTTCTCTTCTTCCACTATCAAATTACTTTTCTCTATTATCGGTTTGGTCGTTTTTACAAATACATTACCCATTATTAATATATTATAGATTTATATTATAGTATGAAGAAAACTTTAAAATGTAAAAAAACTTATAATAATGTTACTAGAAAAAATAAAGATAAATCAATAATACGAAAATTCAATAATCAATCTAAAAAATATATTGATAATAGTTTAGTTAATAAACTTGTTAAGGAAATGAAATCTAAATCTAAACCACATAACGAGCTTCCTAAAACTAAATTAAATAAATATAGCTACTCTATTGAAAAGAAGAAAAATGATAACTATGGTAGATTATTCTACTATGACAACTCTAAAAAAAATCTATTAATAGATTGGGATAAATTATCGGGTAAAAACGACTTCTTTCTTGTAGGAGACTATACAATATCAAATAATGAAAAATATTTATCTTATTCTATTGATCTCAAAGGAGATCGTCTTTTTGATTTATTTATTCGCGATATTAAAACCGGGAAAACCGATAAAATCGTATCTAATTGTAGTAGTTCATCTGTTTTTTCTAATGATTCTAGTATGATTTACTATATTAAATATGATACTGTTGATCTCCGACCATCTAAAGTTTATTGTTATAATATTTATACTAAAAAACATTCTCTTATTTTTCATGAGAAAAATAGGGGTAAAATGATTTCATTTAATCAGTCATCCGATAGACAATATATCATAGTTGATGTTAGAACTTATGCCACATCCGTACCTTATCTTATCAATGGAGTAACTTGTAAAAAACTTGGTAGTTATAAAAAACATCTTAGAACTTTCGTAGATCATTGGAGGGGGAAATGGTATGTTCTAAAAAAATACTATAATAAAACCTCTATATCTACAACTACTGATTTCAAAAAATTTACATCTCTGATACCTAATAATAAAAACTCTACATATGAGACATTCTTTTTGAAAGGTGACTATTTAATTAGTGTTATTAGAGAGAAACAAAAACGTGAAATACTGTTTTATAATTTAGTTACAAAGAAAATCAAAACACTTTCTCTTATTAATGCAAAATACAGTATTTATTTTCAATATATTAGTAATCTTGATATAGATAATAATACTATCTCTTTAAAATATACTACATTTATTCATCCTACCAAACTTGTAAGTATAGATATTGATACATTAAAGGTAACTACTGTTTATGATTTCAAAGGAGATAAATATAATCCTAATAAATATGTTGAGAAATTATATCAAATCAATAAAAATGTCTTTGTTACTATGTTATATAAAAAAGGTAATTCTTTAAAAAATAAGAAATGTCTATTATATGGATATGGTTCGTATGGACATACTATAGATCCATCATTTGATTCCGCGGTTATTACTTTATTAGATAGAGATTTTATTTATTGTTATGCTCATATAAGAGGTAGCTCATTTAACGGTTATTCTACATGGCTTGGTGGAAAACTTATGAATAAAAAAAATACCTTTCATGATTTTATTGCAGCTGGAGATTGGTTAGTTGAAAATAAATATACTTCTAATGATAAATTAACTATATGGGGAAGAAGTGCTGGTGGATTACTTATTGGTTCTGTTATTAATATGAAACCTGAATTGGCTAATTTTGCTATATTAGGTGTACCGTTTGTTGAAGTTATTGATACTATGACTGATAGTTGTCAACCTCTAGTAACTGAAGAGTATGAAGAATGGGGAAATCCTAAAAATAAAGCTGTTTATGATTATATGTATAGTTATGATCCTATAAAAAATATTGATCATGCAAAAAAATATCCTAATCTATATATTTACTCTAATATTGATGATACATTAGTTATTTACGATCAAGTTTTAAGGTATTACAAAGTTATAAAAAATAGTGCTGTTTTTTCAGCTGAGAATAAATTTGCATTACTTAATATAAAATTAAAGTATGGTCATGAACAATCTACAAAAAAAAATGAAAGCTATAGAGAAAAGGCTGAAATTTATAGTATGATAATTAAGTATTAAAAGTAACATGTGATATAATATTAATAATATTATGTCAGATGATGAAGTTGAAGTAGTTGAGGTATATATACCTAATGATGAGTCTATAGATGATTTTTTTTCATTAAAAAATAGTGATAAATTAAAGGTTATACAGTTAGGGATGGAGTTTTTTAAACAAGGGAATACTAAAATACAATATTGGAATAATAAAGATTGGGAAGATAAAATTAATGATCTTGAGAGAAAACACAAAGGTGAGTATGATAATAATAATACTATTATAGATTCTCTCAATTCTCAAATAAATACTTTAAAAAAAGATTTTATTACTCAAAAACGTAATTTACAAGAGGCTATAGAAAATGATTTTGATACTAGATATAAAAAACAATTAGTTGATCTTAAATTACAACAACAAGAATTGAGAGAACAAAGAGACAAATGGAATGAAAAATATAACGCTCTTTATAAAGAATTAGATGATAAATTCCAATCTAGGCTACTTGATGAAAGAACACGTAATGAATCAATTGTTAAATCATTACATGTAGATTTAGATAAGGAAAGACAACGGTTTTTACAACAGTTAACAATCTCTCAAAATTCTACTTTAAAGGGTCAACAAGGAGAAGAATTTATATTTAAAAAATTAAATTTACTATTTCCTAGCAGTGAAATCTTAGATACTCATAGTGAGTCTGGTAGAGGCGATTTCATTGTTAGAAAAGATGATATTGTTTTGATGGTTGAAAATAAGAATTATAGCAAAAATGTACAAAAATCTGAAATAGATAAATTTTATAGGGATTTAGATAGAGAATCTAATAATGATATACAATGTGCTGTTTTAGTTAGTATGCATACTGGTATTTGTGGTAGAGAAGATTTTGAATTTGAAGTTAGAAATAATAAACCGATCTTATTTTTACATAAATTGGCTAATAATTTTACAAATCTTGAAATAGCATTCAAATTTTTTAAACTCATTTTAAACCAAAAAGATATTGATTTAAATAATAAAGAAATAGCTGGTTTATTTAAGAATATCGCTACTAGTATCAAGAGAAACTTTAAAAAACTTAAAAAACAATTAGATAAATTTCATTCAGATCAAACGGATACTCTTGTACAAAATGAATCTCTAGTTTTTGATTTATATAAGGCTATGAAAATTGATTTTTGAAAATTTTAACGCACAACAAAATATAAATATTCCACATAATGATCCTATTAATATTTGTATAATAGTATGATTTCTGTAAACCCATCTTTGCCAGCATGTATTACATGCTATTAATATACTACCTAATTTTATATAATTATTTGGTACTGTAAATAATACTGTAAACATTGAATAAAAACTACTCTGTGCATGTCCTGATGGCATACCATATGTTTGAGCCCCAGTATAAACACCATTTTTTTTATCCTTCTCAAAATCGTATAAATAACGTGGTCTTTTTGGTCTTGGTTGTCTTATCAGATCTTTTACTATATGATTAAATATACTACCAAAAATAGTGAATAGTAAATAATAATTTACATAATTTAAATCATATATTATCAATGAATATGTAGTTGTTAATATTAGTATATATGGTCCCCAAAATCCTAGAACACTTAATAGTTCATTCATATATATAATATATAGATTTTAATATTGATATAAAACTTCCGCTATCATACAGAAAGACCAATCATTACCATTTAAATTTAATGTATCCCCTTTATCAGTAACCAATCTTATTCTTAATCTATCAATATCAACTGGTCCAAAATAAACTCTTTCATTTACTTGTATTGGACCACTGAATTCTGTTAGACCTTCACCTACTTGAGTTGTAATGCTTTTTTTTATTGGTATTAATGCAAACATATCTGAATCGGTTACTGACTTAAGTTTAGTACTGGTTGTTTGTTTTCTATCTTTCATTATGGAATTAATTGTATCTCGTTTTGCTTTTGTAAGTTTCCTAGGACCATCTGCTATTATTGATGGATATGACTGTAATACTCCTTGACTAGGATCAGGAACTGTATTTACACAGGGTAAATTTGGGTCATAATATGAAGGAAGATCTGCTATTTTAGCTGTGTCTTGAATTGCTACCAATCCTTTATTAAGGTGATTTTGATTATAATCATCTATTATTAACATTAAATATCTAGGTCCATATAGATTAATTATACCTTCACTTATTAAAAGTTTTGTTGTGTTGGTATTACCATTATCATCTTTTGGTAAATCTGTATCATTATAAGTACTATTTCTAAATCCTAGTAAATATCCTAAATTTGAATTTGCCTTTTTACCTATACCACATGTAGATCCACATGCATCTGTTATATCATCATCAAGTTCATCTGGTTGGACATACCAATATATTTCCCAATTTGTCCAATTATCTGGTACAGCAAATGTTACTTTACCTGTTTGATGGTTATAACTAAACGGATTTATATCAGTATCATCATCATCAATTCCAGAACAAGATTTTAATGTTACGTTACCAGTCGGCAACGTAATGCTTGCACTATTCCATGCATTATTAATAACTTTTATAATATAACCATCATCATCTTTATCCAAGTTATAATTACCACTTGTAATTTTTACAGGGAAATATTTATCATCACATCTTACTAAAAAACAATCTGTTCCATAGGCTACATCAAATGTATACCAGGTATAAGGGATTGAAACTGAATATAATTTTAATGATAGAACATTATGTAGTGTATCTGTCAAATCTACTGTGAAATCAGTACTACTATAAGTGGATGTATGTGGAATACTAATTTGATTATATGGTAATCCATTTTTTGCAGGAAATGAATTTTGTCTAAATTGACTGTCAATATTAACTAATCTAGTGCAAGTATTCTTTAAATTTGGATTCATTTGACCTTGAACCACCGGAACAGAATGTGTTTGATTAATACCCAATCTACTTCTTTTCATGGTATTATGTATATTATCAAACATACCAATACGTTGTTTACGTTCCGTAGTTTTATCAGATTGTGTTGTATCTGATTGTACCAAATTTTGATGTTCCCACCACTGACCCATTTGGTTTTCACCAGTATTTTGGGAATTATATTTATTATCAAAATTTACTAAATCCTTACTATTTTCAGGGGGGATGGCATCTAACATTCTAGTTTCTGCATCTTTAAAAAATTTAACAAGTTCAGTATTACCTTCTTCTTCAAATTGTTCAATCATTTTAGACGTAGCAGATTGAATATTTTCTACTGTTGGATTTTCTATATTTAAAATTTGAAATAATTCAGATGGACTGTAGTTTTCTACATCCGTATCTATATGTTGATCATTATTAATAGACATTACTATATTATTACAAACAGTATTTATTTATGTTTTAGTTAAAATACTTAAATATTTATATTGTTCATATATTGGGGGAGGAGGACAACATGTCCGAGTGGTTAAGGAGATGGACTTGAAATCCATTGGGCTCTGCCCGCGCAGGTTCGAACCCTGCTGTTGTCGTATGATAATATAATGAAAATAGTTTTATTATATTAACAATTAAATATATAAAGATAGAAACCCCATATAATCTATATGTTCAGTAAATTAATATTAATTTTAACATTACTTTCATCTTCACTTGTTAATGGATATTCATATCTTAATCCTAAAACAATACATTTGAATACTACAAATGTTCTCACAATCCGTGGAACTATTGATGATGCAGTGGCTAATCAGTTTGTTTACGATTTGAATAAAGATATTAATAGAGGATCTAAATATGTTTACTTAGATACTAATGGTGGTTCGGTTAGTGCAGGTTCAAGGATAGTAGACGAAATTCAAAAATATGAGCTTGATTGTATTGCTCATAGGGCTTATAGTATGGGATTTGTTATATTACAAGCATGTAACAACCGTTATATCACACAATATTCATCTGTAATGCAACATCAAATAAGTTATGGTGTATCAAATGAAAAAGCAAAAGTAGAAAGTTATGTAAATTTCATAGATCAAATTGGTGAAAAATTAGATAAAATGCAAGCGAAAAAAATCGGGATGTTGTATGATGATTTTAAAAAGAAAACATATAATGATTGGTGGTTATCTGGAGACAATATAATACTTGATAATGTAGCAGATGAAATAGTAAATGTTAAATGTTCAAAAAGTTTAACAAATACGAATTATACAATAAGTACTGGATATCAAGACCATATTTATTCTGCATGTCCATTAGTAAATGATCCCATTGAAGTAATAAGCACTTCTGGAGAAGCACCTCCATTTGTTTTTTGGTTATAATTAGAAAATTGATTTAACTTATAAGTTTTTATAATTCATAATAATAATAATTATGAATGATATATGCCAAATATGTTGCGACAATTTTAATAAATCTACACGTAGCCCTGTAAGTTGTAAAAATCAAGAATGTAATGTTACAGCTTGTAAAGAATGTGTTAGAACTTATTTATCAACACAAACAGGTGATGCACATTGTATGGGTTGTAAAATAGCATTTGATGATAATTTCATTGTTATGAATTTAAATAGGGCTTGGTGTGAAAAGGATTATAGACAACATAGAAAAGGTATTTTGTTAGACCAACAGATGGCTCGTATGCCTGAAACTGTAGAAGCAGCTGAAAGATTTAATGAGATAAATACAATTGTTGAAGAAAATAGGGTATTAAATGCTCAAATTACAAATTTACGACATACGATTCGTGATATAGAAATAGAAAGATCACGCAATGATCGTAGAATTTACAATTTAAACCGACATGGTAATAAAGAGGGTACAGAACAAGAAAAACGTAAATTTATTATGGCATGTCCTGAAGATGACTGTAGAGGATATTTATCATCTGGTTATAAATGTGAAATGTGTAAATTATTTACTTGTTCACATTGTTTGAAAATTATAGGTCATGATAAAAATAATCATAATCATGTATGTGATGAAGATGATGTCAAAACAGCAGATTTTATTAAAAGCACTACAAAACCATGTCCAGGTTGTGGAGAACGAATCTTTAAAGTTGAAGGATGTGATCAGATGTGGTGTACACAATGTCATGTTGCATTTAGCTGGAGAACAGGTATGGTAGATAATGGTGTAGTACATAATCCACATTTCTATGCACATCAGAGAACAGGAGGTGGAGCACCAATGAGAAATCCCGGAGAAATTGCGTGTGGGGGGATGCCAAATTGGTGGAATTTAAGAAATTTAATAAGAAATAGATATTATCGCGCAGATAGTTCTTGTAAACAACAGTGGCGTACTTTTATAGATGAAATGACTGAACTACATAGAACTTTTGCTCATATTCAACATCATGAATTACAAAGAGCTAGGCAAAAAGTTAGAGAATATACTAACTATGAAGATGATAGAATTCGCTTCTTATTAAAACAACTATCTAAGGAAGAGCTAGCCAATAATGTAATTAGGAAAGATAAACTTCGTAGAAAATATACTGAATTAGTACATATTTACGAACTAATACATGTTGTAAGTGTAGATTTATATAGATGGATAGAAAATTATATTGCTAATGATGCTCCAAAAACTAGTTCAGTAGGTATAGAAATCATTATTATGACAACAATAAATGAAAAGGTAAATGAACTTGAAGCTCTAAGAGAATATGCAAATGAACAGTTAGGTGTTATTAGTATATCTTATAACCAAAGAGTACCACAATTCAGTCCTCGCTCTTGGAAAATTGAGACTAAGAAGTTTTCGTTAAAAGCTGCTAAGGCAAAAGCCAAGGCTATTCAATCAAAAAAGACTAATGAAAAAATAGGGAGTAACAGTTTTACTTTAGAAACTTCTAGTCAATCTATATAATTATTCTTTGTGATATTTTGCTACAAATAACTTTCTAATTTGAGATAATATATCTTCTTTACTAAACTTTTTTTCTATCTCCTTATATTTTTTCTTTTTAATTAGTTGTATACCATGTCCGCGCTTCATATGAGTATAACCTTTAAACACTAGTAGTTCCATTAATACTAGTAGTGTTTCATTTTTATCTTTAAATTCAGATCTATCTATTCTATAATCACTTTTATAGTTGTATCTATTATAGTTACCATCTGAATAAATAATGTATCTTTTATCACATCTATTATGATTTCTGATAAGACCAATTCCCATAATTTTATTTTTTTCATTATTCATTTCTAATACATAAAGTAGTGCTCCTATAGGTATATCGGTTTGTAATAATACAGGAGTACCATAACAGCAACCTACGATATCATTTTTATCTCTATAATCGCAGTTTTCATCCCATGTTTTATTATTAAATCTGGTTACACCAACTTCTTCCATATATAATTGTTCTTATCATAGATTATTAGATTCTATTTATTTCAATTTTCTCTCAAGTTTATAATCTAGTTCTTTATTTTTAGTGCTTTAATTTAAGTCAATTGAGAGAATAAATATAATAATAATTTATTATATACATGTTATCACAACCTAATTTAGAAATTGAGTTATTCTATTATTCCACAGTATTTTTTATCGTAACGATCGGTATGTATACATGTTTGACTCCATTAATTACATTACTTAGAAATTCAAATAAATTTTTAAAAAGTCACTTTGGGTTAGCTAGAACAATAGGTATTTTTATAATTATAGGATTATCAAAAATTTTATCAACTTATATGAAGACTTTTCTTGAAGAGATAACGAATACAGAAATAGATTATGATCAAACTGATGTTATTAATTCATATTTTATAGGTAAAACAATAGCAATATTAATTTTAGTCTTCCAAATTATCTATTCAGGGAAGTAATTATAGTTCTTTTTATGTAACTTATCTATAGCCGTTTTTTCTTCATCTGATAATCCAAAATAATTTGCAATCGTCTCATCATTAATTTCACTAGGAAAATTATCTAATTTTGTTATATCTGGGATTAATTCAAAAATATATTTTTCAAGATATTTCATTCTATATCTAGTACTTTCAAATAAATATAATGCAGTTTTGGTTGAAAAAAACTTTTGTAATTTTCGGAGATCTTCCATATCTTCTCTCAAAATTATATATTTATCTCTATTAGAAATTCCATAAATACCATCTTTATCTATAGTTGGGAATCCATACATTCCATGCGCCATAATCAATTTACGTTTATTGTGAAAGCAGCATGATTTAGACGAATATTTTATAATTAATTTAGGACTTAATTTATCTAACCTACAAGTGTGTACGTTAATATAATAATTTTCTTTTTCAATATCACTTAGTAAACAATTTTTAGGAGGTAAATTGGTTTTATAAACTCTTAATCTATTTGAACTATTAACTTTATTACAGAATTTCTTAATTACTGATGATCCAAAAACAGGTATTGGTATTTCAGGTTTGAGAGAATAAGTTATATATTTATTTTGATCATAATCAAAAATATCTACATAATTATCTGATGCACATTTTTTTAATAAGTAATAAGCACATGGAGTTTGTGCTTCGCCTTTAAAAATTTGATTTGTTTTAGTATTATTTAAGGCATGTAATTTAAGTATTTTGAATTGTCTAATATAATGATATAATCTTGATTTATCTGGTTTCATCCATATAGAAGGTGTTATAAAACATAGATAACCATCGTTTTTTAATAAACTCATAGACCTTTTTAAAAAATCTCCCCAAATAGTTGTACCATCGTGCTTTTTTTTCAGTTTAGTATTCGTTGGTACTTTTTTAATTCCTCTATAATTAAATGGGGGATTACCAATTACAATATCAAACTTCCATTGTTCAGGAGAAATTTTTACTTCTAAAAAATTATAATTAAATATATTTGAGTCTTCTCCAAACAAAGTGGTTAAATGAGCAATATGATCATCATTTATTTCAACCATAAAAATCATATGTTTAATAATATGATCACTTCTCTCGTTATCATTTGGAATGTTTTCTTTTAATGTATCAAAAAGTTTGAAATATAAATATATGCTAAAAAACCCTGTACCAGTACCAGGATCTAACCATCGTAAAGTTTTATCATAAAACAAATGGTTTGGTATTAATTCAAACATATCTTTAATTAATGAAAAAGGAGTGAAAATCTCTCCATATAATTCTTTATTTTCCTTATTTACCGTTAAATTTTGATTATAGCTATTTAAATCTAAATTTTTTATTGACATTGATATAAAAAATTTAAATAATAATTATATTTTTTAAACTAATTTATATTTTATCTAAACGATTAATTTTACTATATCTTCAGCTAGATCACCTATATCTTGTTCTGGAACTTTATCGTAGTCTATTTTCTTACTATCGTCTCCCCAAGTATTAGGTTGTAGACTATTAACATTGATAGGACAAGGCCAGTGGGATGTAGTACGTCTTTCCTTAAAGTATTTCGCTCTCTTTTTTATCATAGTTGTAGTATTATTTTCATGATTTTTAGGTAAATAGCATACGTATTGTATTAAGCGCTCTTCAGAATTAGGTTTACCGTATTGATTTTGATGAAATGTCCTACTATCCCATAGTACTAGGGCTCCAGCAGGTATGTGCATTACTCGCCTTTTATCGGACATTGCTGGTAGATCTTTTCTATCAATTAATTGCCAGTTTTTATTACTTTGGATTCCCTTATTTTCAAAATATTGTTTATGAATTTTGTGTGTACCTTCGTAAACAATTAAGGTTCTTTCTTTATTCTCTGTTAAGGCTACAAAACCTTGATAACACCTTAATCCATCAGCACTAGGTGCTTGGTCTGTATGAGTCCAACAATTATCACGTTTACTACTTTCCTTAGATATATAACAGCAACCATCAAATGACACTATGAGTTCATCTGTATTCCATAGTGCTTTGAAAATATCTTGGATTTGAGGTCTAGTTCGTATATACCAACCATGCCAAGTATGACCTGCCCTATGATATTTATAGATACCATGTGGATTAATTGCTTCGTGCATTTTATCGTGATTCGGAATAGTTTTTTGCCAAGCCTTAAATTTTGCTTTACATAGTTCTACATCTTGAGATGATAAAACATTGGGTACTATACAATACCCTTTTTCTACTAGTTCTTGTTTGATTAATTCAATATTCATTTTGCTGTTTGTTAATAATGAAAAAAGTAATTAAATAATTTCAATTTTTTTTAAAATTATTTAAATAATAATAGATATATAATTTAGTAATGAATTTAAATGGTGGAGGTTTACTACCAGTCACAATTGATAATTCTGGTAATTTAAAATTTTTATTTGGATTAGAACGAGATTCTTGGATAGATTCTGTAAAAGGATGGAGTGATTTTGGAGGGGCAACCGAAGGAACTGAAAGTAGATTTGAAACCGCTTGTAGAGAAGGTGAAGAAGAAATGGTAGGTTTTTTAGGTGATAAAGAGTCACTAGAAAAAAATGTAATGGAAAAATTAATATTATGTATTTCAACATCAAAGTACGATTCTCATTTATATGGAGTAAAATATGATGAGAATTTACCCCAATATTTTAATAATAATTTCAAATGTGTTGAAAAAATAAGACCTGATTTATTAGAACAAGAGGGTATTTATGAAAAAAGACAAATGATGTGGATGTCAATTGATGATCTAAAATTAAAAAAAAATGAGTTTAGAAAATTTTATGCGAATGAATTTATCCCTACTATAATTGAAAATAGAAAAATTATTATGAGGAAATTAAACATGATATTAAATCCTCTTTTACGAGTAAGACCTGGGTTACTATAAAAAAAATTTTATAATAAAGATTTTTTAGTTAATTAGTTAGTTAGTTAATTTACATTTGTCCTACAATAGCGGTTGATTGTATATTCTCTATATTCTTGAAATAATCATA